GTCACCGCCCTCGAGATCGAAGATTATGCCGCGATCACCGAGGCGCTGAAGACGATCGAAAACCTTTATAGGCGGCGTCTTGTTTTCGTTTCTGGCAGCGCGTCCGATTTTTCGCCCTGGGGGGAGACGGCGGTTAATGCCTTCTTTCGAGACCTTGGGGCGATCTTGATCGACAACGATTTCCAGATCGTCAGCGGCTTTGGGCTCGGGGTGGGCAATTCGCTGATCAGCGGCGCGATCGAAAAGGCCTATGCCAAAAAGAACACGCGGCTTGACAATTTTCTGCAGGTCCGTCCTTTTCCGCGGGACATCGCTGACCACGAAGAGCGCGCGGCGATATGGCACCGCTATCGGCAGGAATTGCTTTCGCTTCCGGGCATTGCCCTGTTCTTTCTGGGCAACAAGGAGGTCGACGGCGCGATCGTGCCTGCCGATGGGGTCCGCAAGGAATTCGAGATTGCTCGGGCCCAGGGTGTCGCGGCGGTCCCGGTAGGGGCCACCGGCTCGATGGCTAGTGAACTGACCGCCGAGACCCTTGCGAGCCCGGCCGGCCTGTCCCCAACGCTGTTGGCGGCGATCACCGCCCTTAACCAACCCATTGCCGAACTCAATAATCTGCTGCAGCCCACCATCGATGTCGTCAAGGCGCTCTCGGCCGAATAAGGCCGCCCAACCCCGAAGGCCCCAATGGCGGCCACCGGCGTCCAGGATCTTGACGACATCGGCTCGCAGCCATAGCGCCGAGGAACAAGGGAAAAGCCTATGACGCTGATCTTCAAGTACGTTTCCGAAAACGTCATCGGGCATGTGTTCAACCGCGACGGACATGTGGGCATCAAATGTTCGCTGCCGCAGGATTACAACGATCCCTATGAACTGTTTCTCGGCATCGACCTCAAGCAGGGATCGGAACTCCTCGCGACTTACAGCGAAGTTGTCGGGGAGGTTCCCTCACAGCTGACGACATGCTTTTCGAAGTCCCCGGTCGTGGCGCCGATGTGGGCTCATTATGCCGACAACCACCGGGGCTGCGTGATCGGCTTCGACGTGGCCGCGCTACAGGATGTTTTCCCGGATCTACTGGTCAGGGACATCGCCTACCGCGACGGCCCGCATGAAGATCTGGTGCGGTTTACGCAGATGGCGGCCCACCGGAAAAAGCCTAGGGACGCCATGGCGCTGCGGGATGCGGTGACCTATCAAAGCTACTTCTCGAAATATCTCGAATGGAGCTACGAACAGGAGGTTCGGGCGGTCAATTTTGAAGACTATGTNGAGGATATCCACGGTCACAAGATCCTTTTCGTTCCNGGGTCGTGCGTGGCCGTCGTGATTGCAGGCGCCAAATCGACCGACGCCACGAAAACTTCCTTGCGCGAGGCGGCGACCGAACTCGACGCGCATTTTTATAACGAAACGATCGGCCGCAGCTTCCCAACACCCTATCTGGTAGACGAGGCCAATGAGGCCCGCATATTCGCAGACGGCGTCATTGCTATCCCGGCCGGAACTTGCGCGGAATGCGGAGAGCCGATGAAGGCCGGGGGCGAGTTGTGTCCGTGGTGTGCCATCGATGACGCCGACCGGCTGAATGCTGCGGGAAACAACCCGTTCAGGATTCTGGACAGTCATGGGCTGNTGGAGGACTATTTCAGAAACTTNCCGGTCCGGCCGCGCGCTCCCTACAGTTAGCTGACGAGCCCGGCAGCATACCCGCTACGGCCTANTCTCTCCGGCTCTTCGCGTACCGCCCTTGCCGTGGCCATGGCGTCTGCTGTTCGTCAACGAGACGCCCCGGCCAGTACGGGTGGTGAAGGACCTGAACCGAGGAGCCGCCCACCACGACGGNACCGGCCTCTGGGTCGATGTGTTGCCGCAAGTCCGCTCTCTGCCCGCGGGCCGTTTTAGCGGCCTGCTCGCTGCATCTCGCATGAACGACTGTTTTGCCCATTTTGCCGCAGCCGCCATGCCGCAGTGCCGTCAGACTGCTTTCCGCCCATTGCGTGATAAGTGTGAGATGATCATCGACCGCTTCTGGTCAACGTCTGGTCAACCCATGAGCGCAGTTTTGAATGGGCTGAGCGTCTTCGAGACACGCGGAAATCCGACTGGAAACGGAGAATATCTTTGTTGTATCAGTGGCTTGGGCCGTAAGTGCTTGATTTCTATAGGAGCGTCAATGGCGGTCGGTATCGGCTCATAACCTGAAGGTCGCAGGTTCAAATCCTGCCCCCGCAACCAGACTTTATAACAAGATATCAAAGGCTTAGGCCGATGCAGGGCGCCCCACGGGGCGCTTTTTGCGTTTGCAACACAGAACAACACGTTTCTGCGCGATTCCAAAGGCTTGCAGCCGTTCCGATTTCTTCCGTGCAACACCCATGCGACACGGAAATGGTCAGATGTTCGCGGGACGTTCCGTGTCTGATTGAGCTTGACCACCGGGCAAACCAGAGCCGTCATGTCCCCGAAACCAACTCGGGGACAATCATGCCCAAGACCAACGACACCGCGCTGGACGCCTTCATCGCCGCCAAGGCCGAGATCGACACGATGGTTGCACGACTGGCAGCCCACAGCGCCGACCACTTCGGCTACAGCCCCGAGGAGGTGAACTGGGGCCATGTCGGCACGCTGGACCACTATCGCGCCCGCCTCCGCGAAATCACCGGCATGGCATTCCGTGAGGGCGAGCACGCAGACTGAACATCCCTGCCGACTATACTGTCAGGCCAAAGCATGTGCCCATGGCCAGCTTGCTGATGGCACCATGTGCGCCCACGCGGTGTTGATCCGTCGGCAAGTCCCAAGTTGGAAACAGCCCGGCGACCGCCGCCATATGGTTCTCTAGCTCGCTTATGACCATGGTGATGTTCCGCGTGCCCTTATACTCGTCTGCCGACCTCCGGAGATCGACGCACAAGGCCATGATGGCTGCGTAGTTGCGCATCGCGTCAAGCTGGCTCGCCCCTTTCGTGTCCGCGACCAACAGGGTCAGACCATTCAGGACGGCGCGAATATCTCGCTCCATCATGCTGCAACGGTCCCCACGCCATCCAGCCGCACGGCGACGCTGGTGATGCCGTTCCCGGCGGCCTCGGTCGCGATGCCCACCGGGAAACGCCCGGTGCCCGGCACGTTGATGTTCTTGGCGGTGTTGTCCCACGCCACGCGTGCGCCGACCGTCAGAACTGCAGTGGTGGCTTTCGGCAGCTGATAGACGCCGGTGGTTGCCAGTTCGAGCGGATCGCCCACGGCGGCCGAGAAGGCGGCGATGCCGAAGATGTTGCCGACGATCACGCCCTCGCCAGAGACGGTGCCGCCTGCGGGCGCGGGCACGGTGATGACGTCGCCTTTCTGAATATGGTTCTTCATGGTCAAAGCCCTTTCGAGGATTGGATGCGGACCACGGCGATGCGCGCCGTGGTGCCGGTGATTTGTCGGTTGAGGTCGCCCAGCGCCGCTGCCATTTCCGCATCGGTCGCATAGGTGACCCGCTTGCCGTCGTATTCGACGGTGCGGATGCCCTGATAGCGGGCGGCCATCAGGGCATCGCGCCAAGCGGTCAGTTGGGCGAGGTCGGCCATATTTATGCCCCGGGGTTCTGGAACCAGCCGCGGTGGTCGATGAAGCCTGCGCCGAAGTCCAGGATCACCCGGATTTCCACGCCGTCCACGTCCCAACCGGAGCGGCTTTCGACCTGGGGCCCTTCGTTGCCCGAAAGGTAGGCGAACTCGAGGCCGTCGATCTCGCCGGGGTCGGCGGTCACATACCAGCGGGTTGCGCTGGACAGGCGTGGTTCGACCACCAGCGACATGGCACCCGAGAAAGGGTTCACATCGGCGGCGGTTGCGGGCGCGATGGTGGCGAGCCATTTCTCTGCCGCCGTTTCCAGTGCGGGCGGCACCAGCAGGTTCTTCGGCGTCACACGGATGATGCGCCCGTCGATCCCCTTCTGGGTGCGTAGCGCCAGTCGGGCTGCGGACAGGGTCGTGTCGGAGATCACCGCGCCGCTTGCCGCCTTGTTGCCGTGATCGACATGGAACAGCGCCTTGGTGTCCGACAGGGTCGGGCCGTTGCCGCTGTTCGCCTCCAGAAGGGTGACGAGGATCCGCGCCTCGGTCTCGGCGGCCCCCTGGCCCATTCGACGGGCGAGGTCCGAGAACGCACCGAGGTCGTCGTTGACCAGCACCTGCCGGGTGATGCCAATCTTCTTCGCCCAGGTCTCGATCTTGTAGGCCTCGCGCGCCTCGGCCATCGTCCCGGCCTTGATCTCGCCGTGCTCGTTCAGCTTTTCCAAGAGCGGGGCCTCGCCAAGCATGATCTTGTTCACCGAGCGGAAATCCCGCGCCGAGGTTTGGCGGCCAAGGCGGCGGATGCCCGACGGCGCGGCCTGGTAGGCATCGCGCAGCACCCGGCCCACGGTGTTGCCGAGGATGATCGGGAAATCGGAGGTCGTGTGCAATGCGCGGGTCACCAAGCTGGCAGGTGACAGCGCCATGGTGGACTCGCCGCGCAGGGTCAGCAGTTCCTTGGCCATGTCCACCGGCGTGGCATAGGCATAGCGGCGGGCGGGTTCGCTCAGGTCGTGGCGCGGGTTGATGCGCGCATAGAGGGCCTCGCCCATCTGGCGGGCACGCAGGGCCGGGTCGTCTTGGCTCTCGCCCATCTCGACGCGCACCTGTTCGGTGCGGATCGTCGGCGCGCTGCGGGTCGCCAGCGCCTCGAAGGCCGCACGGCGGGCGGTGTCGGCATCGGCGGCAGCGTCGATCTGGACGTCGATCCAGGACTGGTCCAGCCCGGCGATGCGGGCAATGGAACGGATCTCGGTGTTGATCGTGGCGCGGGTCTGGGTCTCGGGCAGGGCGGGCGTGATGGTGGTGTCGGTCATGTTGGTCTCCATGCGGATGCGGGCACCCGGGTCAGCCGGGGTGGGGACAAGAGAAATCTCGTGGGGCGTCCAGCGCATGGCGGTCAGCACGCGCGCGCCGTTGTCGGTGGTCTCGGCCCATTCCTCGACCGAATAGCCAACCGAGACATGACGCAGGATCCCCGACAGGACGTCCTGCCAGAGCGGTTCCACCTCTGGCCGCGCCGAGAAGCGGATCAGCGCCGTGCCGCGCTGGCCATCGACGCTGGCCGATTGGACGCTGCCAAGCACATCGCGGACGGCGGATTGCCGGTGGGCATCCAGCACGCTGGCCCCTTGGAGGCGCGACAGGTCCACCGCTTCCGGCGCGAGGCTGAGGCGTTCGACGTAGGGGCCAGCCATGTCGCGGCGGCGCACAGGCGCGCCGGTGGACCAGATCACCTCGACGGTGCGATCATCGCGGTTGGCGCTGGACGGAGCGAGGTCGGCGCGACGGGTCAGCAGTGTGACGGTGTCATTCATCGGGGATGTCCTCCTTCTGGACAGGCGGCGCACCGAAGCTCAGACCCAGCGCATCGGTGCGCGCCTTATCGGCGGCAATCTCGGCATCGACCTGTTCGGCGTCGTAGCCGCGTTCGGAAATTGCTTGGCGTCGGCTTTTGAGACCTGCGTTAATGGCGAGGATCTCTGCCTCGACGTCCTTCTTGGGATCGACGTAGTCGAACTTGGGCGGCAGCCATTCGCAGCCGAGATATGCGGCTGGGTCACGGTCGAAGTCCCGCGCGGGCAAATCGCCCGACAGCACCGCCAGCCGCACGAAGCGGTCCCACACCGGGCGGCAGAACAGATGCACGACGACGTTGTGCTGCAACTGCTCAACCCGGCGGCGGAACTCGATCAGCCCAGCGCGGATGGAGGAATAGGTCACGCCCTCCAGATCGCCGGAAACCAGCTCATATGGCAGGCCCATGCCAGCGGCGACGGCGCGGAGGTGGTTTTTCACGAAGGGGCCGTAAGCGTCGCTCTCGGTCGGGGTGGAAAACCGGATGTCGGTGCCGGGCGGCAGGGGGATCAGGCTGCCGGGTTCCATGCCCACGGTTAGCGCGCCGTTGGTGTTGGTGCCGGTCAGGCCGCCCGCCGTGCCGTCGGGATCGGTAATGAAGCCAGTGAACAGCGCCGCGACCTTGGCCTTCACCAGCGCCGCATCCTCGAATTGGTCCAACTCATGCAGCCGCAGCAGCACCGGAGCGAGCCAGGTGATCCCGCGCAACTGGCCAGCGGCGAGCGGCTTGAAAAGGTGCAGGCAATCCGTGGCAGGCAAGCGCAGCGGTTCCAGCCGCAGGGAGGTCAACGGATCGCCGGGACGGTCGCGCATCACCCAATAGGCGGTGCGCTGCCCAGCGCCATTGAACTCGATCCCCGCCCGGATGCGTGCGCCACCGCCGATATCGCGATGCAGATCCAGCGGCACCTGGTCCCGGTCCAGCAGGTCGATGTGAAGGGGAACGGCAGCGGCATCGGGCACCGCGCGCAGCCGCGCAAAACTCTCGCCGCCCTCAACCATCGCCCGCACGGCCATGGCCTGCAGCCCATAGAAGTCCGCCAGCCCACCGGGATCGGCATGATCGGTCCAGCGCAGCCACAGCACCTGCAGCCGTTCACGCACTGCCCGGTCGGGATGGGTGGATTGCGGCTTGATGCCCGCGCCGACGACATTGCCCACCAGGCTGTCCACCGCCGCCGCCACCCACGGGTTGTTGCGGGCATACCATCCGGCGCGTCGCGCTGCCGTGGTCGCGCCTGCGAGGATCGCGGTATTCAGTCCATCGACGGTACGCTGGCCCTCCCAACGTCGACCACCACCCGCAGCGTCAAAGCCGCGCGTGCGCGTGAGACCGAAAAGGCGATGGAGGAGAGTTCGCATGGTGCGAAGTCTCTCATTTCCAGCGCCTCCGGGGTATCAGAGCAGTTGGGAAAGGTCGGGAACGACAGGGAGCTAAGCGGAACTCTCCGGTCGTCGCAGGGGCATCCCGCGCCTATTCCCTCGCCACGACGGTATCGTAAAGCCCATAGTGGGTCAGCCCTTCGTGGCTGTCGATGCCGGTGTACCGAAGCGATGCATCCTCATACCGGCGGAAAGCAAACACCGCCTGGTTCATCTGCTCCGTGTTGAAGACCTTGAGGCGCACAAGAAGGTGGAAATCCTGCACAGTCAGGCCTGTGACGGTAAGGAACAGTTCGGGCTCCAACTTGGTAATCACGTCCTGCAGAGTGTTCTCGCGGAAATCGGTCAGGTACATGAACGCGGGGATCCGCGTCGCGAACTTGATCAGCTTCTCCTGCACTTTCTTTCGCGCGGACTTGTACTCCTTTTCCTCGTCGGTGAGTTCCTTTTTCTCCTTCTCCGTCAAATCCCCAGACTTTGCCTTGTTCTTGAGGTCTTTGACCTTCTCACTCTTGTTGATGATGGTCTCGATGATGTTGTCGCCCAGCGCCCGCCAGCCTTCGATGCGTTCGACGGCGGCCATAGCCTCGGGGTTATCCATGATCCGGCGCAGCGTGTCGTTGTCCACATTCACCAGCAGCGCGCTTTCCCATTTGCGCGCCAGTAGCGTGGCCGAAGTGCCCGCCATCGCGATGTCGAGGATGCCACCAGCATCGATCTGGGTCATGTTGGCGCCGTCGTATGCCAGCACCGGCAGGAACGAGACCAGATCCCTTACGGCGTTTTCCGGATTCGCTTCATTGGGGGACAGGCCGATGCCGTATTCAGAAAGCTGGCGAAGGGCCCGGGTCGGCGCGAAGTCGAACACGAAGCATGCTGGCTTGAGGATTTCCTCCTCATTGGGATTGTCGCCATTCGGGTTCTTGATCGACCATGGTGACTGCACACGGAACGCCGCCTGGAAATAGGTTTCCGGCGATTTCAGGTTGCGCAGCATCAGGATGGACGACCACTGCGCCACCGTCACGCCGGTGGTCAGCTTGCCGCAGGACAGGGTGATGGTCTTGGTGTCGAACCCACTGCCGATGGCCTTACGCACAGGCGGCAGCGCCTCGAGGCCGATGCCAGCCGAAGCACCGGCGGCCACGACGACCGCGTATTCATGCCAGAAGGTGTTGTGCTTCTCGGCCAACAGGCTGGCCATTGCGTGGCAGGCCGCAACGTTTGGCAGAAACCAGAATGAATGCTGAAGGTAAGGCAGGAGGCGCACGTCGGAATAGGGGAACGGGGGCCGGGTGCCGGTCTTGAGGTGTTCGACAGCCCTCGGCGCGTACTGGCCCCGGATGATGTCCAGCCACTTCTGCACATCGCTCTTGTGCTTGAACTGGGCCGCACTGTTTGTCCCCGTCGCCGCGAAGAACTCGTTAAGATCGAATTCGTCGAACTCGCCGGAACTTGCCACGGCCACCAACTCGTCGGGCATCTGGTAGGTCAGCAGCCGCATCTGCGGCAATGCCCCGTAGGGGTTCCACTTGTCCGGGTTTTCTGCCGCGAATTCGGCTTTGGCGCGCTGTTCGTCGGTGTAGGTCCAGTTGAAGATTTGCTCTTCGATGAACTCGCCCGTGGCCAGCGCCTTGAACGGCGTGCCCGACAGGTAAAGGTAGGCTTTGGTCGTGATGGGGAGGAAGTCCGATTCCTTCTGCGACAGGACGTTCAGGTCCTCGTTAACGTCATCCAGCCCGGCCGCGTATTCCAGCTTGGCTTCCTTCTTGGAAACCGCTTCGTCCTCGCCCTCGAACAATTCCTTCGCGGTGTCGCGCCACGCGCCGAAATGGTATTCGTCAAAGACCACGAGGTCCCAGTTCACCTGGTGCAGCCATTCGTTCCGGGCCTTGATGTTCCCTGCAGCATCGCGGCCCAGCAGGTCCTGAAAGGAACCGAAATAGACCACCGGTTTCTTGGCGTCGATCTGCGTCGGATCGCTGCCGGATGATCGCGACAGGTATTGCCAGCCGTCGAAATCCGCGTGGCTTTCAAGGTCGGTCTGCCAAGCGTCTTCGACAGCCGGTTTGAAGGTCAAAACCAGCACCCGCTTGGCGCCCAACTTTCTGGCCAACTGATAAGAGGCGAAGGTCTTGCCGAAGCGCATCTTCGCGTTCCACAGGAAACGCGGGACGGCGTGCATGTCCTCGGACCAGCGGGAATGGAAATAGGCGTGCGTCACCTTGACTGCTTCGACCTGTTCCCAGCGCATCGGGAAGGTCTGGTGGCGGTTGCCGCTGAGCTTCTTTCCGGTGCGCAGTTCGGTGAGCACGGTCGCCACGTCGGCAACCGTGCAGCGCATCCATTCCAGCTCGCTTTTGACAAAGCCCTTGCGGGCCAGCGCCGCGCGCACCTCGTGATCGGAGAAGATCGAGCCATCTTCGCGCTCGGCATGCTCGTCCAGTTCGATGCGGTAGTTCTTGATGGCGGCGGTGCGTAGCTGTTCGCCCACACGGCTTTTCACGTCGCGCGTGGTCTGGCCCACCTTGAGAAGCCCGGCATGCGCCTCATCGGCTATGGAGTAGGCGTAGATGCGGGGACGGGCCTCGGGCTTTGGGGCGAGGATTTCGTCGATGGTGGGCTTATTCATCGCCCGCGCTCATCGGACGGATCAAACTCTCGATGTATGCGATCTCATCGACCGAAAGCCCGTATTTCCTGTGAAGCTTCTCATCGGCCCACGGTTCCGAGAAGTCTTGCAGTGGAACGAATGAGTAGGTTGATCGAGCGAGGTCCTGCGCCGACGACCGCGTTGCAATCAAAAAACGGAATAGTCTTGTGACGACATATGAAAAGCAGTTTCGCGCTTCAATTTCGGTGTCGTAGGCACCGAGCAGAATGTAAGTTTCGGTCACCACTGAACCGGGTGGAATGACGCCGGAAAGGGAGAGGACCCTACGCTGCCCGTTCTTGTCAAACTGGCCGGCGTGCTCCGACGACGACTTGGAGGTGAAAACCTTCCATTTATCGATTAAGTCTTCACCAGCAGTCACTTGACTTCTCGGCATCCAGGCCCGACCGCCGCTCTGAAGAACAAGTAAGTCCTGCTCAGACGACTTTGTCTTGGAACCACGAAAGAATGTTCGTAGGCCAAATGGCTTCTGTGAGCTTACTTGCCTCTCAAATCGCTTATCTTCTGGGAGGGACAAAGAATCTGAACCGGTCTCCACAGCCATCACCTTGCGCAGAATAGAAAGTGCGCGATCGCTCCGAATGAAAACTTCGGCACCTTTCTCAAGAAGTGGGCGCATGGACTCTGTTGATGTTTGGCCGTGATCGAATTCTACGACGCTGCATTCACCGGGGTTATCCCTGTCCCAAAGGAAATAGCAAATACCGCCTGCAACATCGACGCTTGGGAATATTTGCCTGCTATCCGGGTAGTCAACGAGTCTTCTAACCCGTTTGTCGGTAAGCATCTCCTTGCGGAACTCATCCAGACCACGGCCTCCGAAAAGCCAGCGAGACGGAATAACCATCGTCAGGTAGCGAGGTTCAAGCGCCTTCGCTTGTTCGACAAACCTGTTGTAAATAGGAATGGCGCTTGCCCCAAAGCCACCATCATCCAGCTGATACGGCGGATTGCCGATAATCACATCGAACTGCATGTCGCCTCCAAATAACTCAGCAAGCCGAGCCTTGATTTTGTCAGTGTGAAGGAACGCATAGGCATGCGTTTCGCGCCCTTCGCCCCGGTCAAGCGCCGATTGGCTTGCGCCGCAATAGCGGCACTTGCCATTCAACCACTCATGCTCGGTGCGCTCGAACCAGACATTGCCCGCATCGCTGGTGAAGCTGCTGGCAATGGAATGGGCACTATTGGCGTGTTTCGAGCAATAGAGGCTCCGCCGCGCCAGTAGGCTGGTCAGTTGTGTGATGCCGATGCCGAACACCTGCCTGGTCAGGATATGATTTACGCGGGTCTGAAGGTCGGGGATCTCACCCGCCAAGCCTTCGGTTAGACGGCTGGTGATCTCGCGCAGGAACACCCCGGACTTGGTGCAGGGATCGAGGAACTTCACCTTGCTGTCAGACCAGATGTTCGCGCCACCATGGTCTGCTGCCCAAGCATTGGCCACAGTATCCAGCATGCGGTTCGCAAACTCGGGCGGGGTGAACACCTCGTCGTTCGACAGGTTCGCGATGCAGGTCAGCACATCCGGGTTGCGACCACGCAGGGAGAAGCTCACTTGGGTGTTCATGCAGCCTCCTGCGGGGTGCCGTCATGGGCGGCGGCCAGATCGCGCACCGTCATCGTCGGCCATGTCTTGATCGGGGTGAAGATCTCGTGCTTGCCCAGATGGGCAAACAGCGACCCCTCGGCGCTGAAGGACGATGACCCAGTCAGCACGTCCAGACGGAAATCGCGGCGCTGGAATCGGCCTTTGCCCAGATAGCCCCATTCGGCGAAGGTGATCGGCAGGCCATCCTGCGCCCGCATGGTCAGCGCATCACCATGCACAAGGTTCTGCGACAACACAAAGAACGCGGCGCGATACAACTCGTCCGTTTCATCGATGTTCAGATACTCGGCCAGAACGTCGAGCATGTTGGCCCGGCATTCCGCGATATTGTCGGCAAGAAGCTCGATGCCGTAGGTGCACATCAGACCGAGAAGGGCATAATGCCGCTTTTCGAATTCGGATTTCCCAAACTTGCTTTCTACGGCGGCCAGCTTGCGCTGCAGCACCCGGATCAGAAAGTTGCCGCTGCCGCAGGCTGGCTCAAGAAACCGCGAGTCAATTCGGTCGGCTTCGCCTTTGACGAGGTCGATCATTGCGTCGACAAGCCAACCAGGGGTAAATACTTCCCCATGATCGGCCACACGCTTCTTGGACTTGATCAGGCTCATTCGAAGTTCATGACAGATTGGTTCCGTGCGGTAAATGTGTTCATGGCTGTGCGCGGGCGGCGTCTGTCGCTATTTCCATGAGTCACAAGGGGAATTTGCCTGACGATAGAGGATCAGGTGCGCAGAGTCATCCCATCCACGCCGACCGGATCGGCCTCGGGGCAAGCCTCGCCGGTGCGGTCAGCCTCCCCTCTGCCTCCTCGTTCAGCCGCATCCCCATGCTGATCAGCCCGTGCAGGGCGGCGTGGGCGTAGACGAAGGTGTCCAACGCCTCGTTTCGTTCGCCGTCGCGCTTGGGCTGCCAGGAGCGGATGGGGCGGCCCTTCTCGAACCGGGTGACGACGCGTTCGGCGGTCAACTGGCGGAAGTAGTCAGCGTCGAGACGCCGGGGGAAGTGGATGGCGCCGGGGCCGGGTTCGGTCAGTTTCAGGCGGGCGTAGACGGCATCTTTCACGGCATCGACGCCGACGATGAACAACGGGATCTTGCCCTTGTTGGTCCGGGTCGGGCGGCGGGGCCAGACCGGGATGCCCGGGCCGCCGCGACCCTTGATCGCCCAGATGCGGCGAGCGAGGCGGGTGCGGCAGAACTCGTAGGCCATCTTGGTGTGGTGGCCGCCGGTATCCACGGCGACGGCGCGCACCGGTAGGTCGCCATAGGTGCCGTTCAGCACGCCATCCAGATCGGACCAAAGGCGCGGGCCGGAAGGGTCGCCCCACAGCACGCGGTAGTCGATCACCCATGCTTCTTCGTCCCGGCCCCAGCCGACAATCTGCACCTCGATCCGGTCGCCCTGCACATCGACGCCCGCCGTCAGCACGGCCACGCCAGGGGCGAGGTCGCTGCCCCAATCCTCGCTCCGCGCCATCAGCGGTTCGGCGGGAACGGTGTCGCCCGCCTGGTCCTCCCAGGACTCGCCCAGCTTGGTGTTGACCCAGACCTG